GGCCCGTGCTGGCCAGTCCGCCTGTGCCGCGCTCGGTGTCAGTCAGTTCGTCCACCTCGACCAGCTCCACCTGGGGGATGGGCACGATCATGGCCTGGGCGATGCGGTCGCCTGGGTTCACATCGAAACACCTGGTGCCGTCATTGTGCAGCTTCACAACGACCTCGCCGCGGTAGTCAGAATCGATGACGCCAGTTCCATTGGCCAAGCGGACGCCGTTTTTGAAGCCATGGCCGCTGCGGCTGTAGATCAGCATCACGTGGCCGGCTGGCACTTCAAAACTGAGGCCGGTTGCAAAATTCATGGAGCCGCAAGCATCGATTCCCCCGCCTTCGATAGCATGCAGATCAAAGCACGCCGCACCAGGCGTGGCGTACTTAGGCAGCACTGCATCGGGGTGCAGCTTCTTGATTTTTACCTTCATTTTGATTCCTTCAACTTTTGTTTATACATTGCTGCCAACTCTAGCAACTCTTCGCGCGTCCACTTTTTCGGCGCGTTGTCTGATTCCAGACTTTCCACCTTCTCCAACCCGATCTCAGCAATAAGATTCTGCCGATAGGCAATCAAATTGCCATGCAGATACAGGTTGCATGGCGCGCATTGCTTCCACACATTCAACGGGTTTAGCGCATGCTGCGGCGCGCTGCCTCGTGACCGGAAATGGCCCGCATGGTACGCGCCCTGATGGTGCCTCTGGCATGAAATACACGGACGGTCTTTGTCCCTCACATTCACGACCCATCGATTCATCAGCCGTTGAACGTCATCTTTTAGCTGGGCTATGGTTTTTAGCTTCTCCAGCTTTTGCTTCGTTTCGCGCCTGTCCTGAATCTGCGCTGCCTTCACTGCCTTGGCCTGCTTTCGCTCCGCCTTAGCTTGCATCGCATCAGCATATGGCGCAATGCACTCCTCATGAATCTTGATGCGCGCGCCTTCTGGCAGCTTTGCCTTGCAGTGGATGCAGCGTTTGCGGATCACTTGCAAAGGCTCCGCGCCATCTCATACAGGCGCGAATCACCTGCATTCATTACCTCAAGAAGCATCCGCTTTTCCTCAAGATATGTCACTGCAAACTTCGGATCATGCATCACGATGCTGCTGGTGTTGCTGATAAGGTCTGCGTACTTGATGGTCTGCACCCATCCAGGCGCAGCGGCAAGACGGGCGCGGCTGGCGGCCTTGCGCTCGGCGCGGTTGCCAGTCTCAAGGTCAGAAAGCCACCAGACGCCACGGGAAACATTCGACCCAAATTCAGCCGTTAGCTGCTCCCTAGTAATGCCTTGATCTTCAATGCAGTCATGAAGCCATGCCACAGCCACAACATGGTCAAATTCTGGGCCATAGCTGCCGACGAATGTCGCCGCCACGATACCGGCAACCTCTGCCAAGTGGTCGGTGTATGGGTTGCCGGTGTACTTGCGTTTTTGACCTGCATGGACTTCGCACGCAAACTGCATAGCCTTGAATGCAATACTCATAGATGCTCCTTATGCCGGAAACCACGACCCCGAACCCGCCTGCTTGTAAGCAACCGGATTGCCGCGCGTGTCGGTGATCTTGATGAACTGCGTGCCGCGCGCTTCCTTCGTGGCTTTTGTTTTCACGCCTTGCAGCGTGCCAAAAACCCAGTCGCCACTCTCATAGTCGTTCATGTGCTCGACGTGATGCACGATGTATTGTTTCTTCATTTCCATGACTATTCCTGCTCAATCTCTTCAAACATGTCTAACGTTTCACCCTGGCGCGATGGCTTCTTTCTTGCAGGAGCCAGCTTAACTGCGCCAACTCCAACACGCGCCAAATCCATGAGCTTGTGCTTTCTTGCGCACGTTGGGCCGATTGCCTCATTGCCGATATAGACAGCAGCAGAAAACATTGTGCGGCCACACATCGCGCAAGATAGTTTCATTTTGCAATTCTCCAGACCTTCGCCAATCCGCCGTCTGTCTCGATCTTGCCGAAGTACTTGAGGCTGCGCACGCACCACGTCACATTCGCGCGCTGCGCTCCAATGCGTTCGTGCAATTGCGCAACAGTCGCGGGTCCTTCATGCTCCAGCACGTACATGATGGCGATTTTTAGCGCGTCACTACTCCATGCAACACGCCGTTGTTTTTCTTGCTGAATGCCTTCTGATTCAGTCAGTGCGGTTTCCATGCTTTCCCCTTTGTTGATGGCTTGAATTTATCAGATTCAGCCATCGTTTTTTTAGTTGCCGGTTGCTTTGGCGATGGCGGCGCGGCGATCTTCCTCTAGGAGCAGCGCAACCTGCCAAGCAATGCCATCTGCATTTCCAAGGTTGAACATCGCTTTGCCCGTAGTCCCATTGCCGTGCAGGACCAGCCAGATAAATCCATCTTCGTCCGGTCCGTTTATCTGGAAGTTGTCGGCTACAGCTTTCAGCTCGGGCGCGGCGCAGATCAGGCGCGCGTTTGCTCTTTGCTGATCACCATAGCCGCCGTCTTGATGTGTAGGCCCGCAGGCTGCAACCTCTTGCACCCATCCTCCGCCAATTCTTGCGTCGACATATAACCTTCTATTTCCTGTGACAAACCATGGCCCAGGCGTGTGCTTTGCTTCAGTCATTTCATTCCCCTTGTTTATGATGATGCTAGTTTGGCTGGAATTGTCCGAACTAGCAACTACCGTTCGTCGGCTATTTTTCTTCCGTCCACGCTGGCAGATTCACTCCGCGCGCTGCTGCCGTGGCGTAGAGAAACTCGATCCACTCGCCGAACTCTGCTTTTGTGAACGCGCTAGTTCTCAAACCAAGCATCACCACGCCACCATCCAAGCCCATAGCCACGCGCACGGATTCGCGCCTGAATGCAGCCGTTAGCACGTCTTTCCACTCTTGCGGCTCCATGTCAACCATCGCGCCATTGACCGGCCATTGCAACTGCTTGGAAAAGCACTCCAGCAAAGGCCACATCAAGCGGTTTTGCGCCTGGCTGCGCGTTTCCTGCTTGACCGTGAGCATGTAGGTCTTGCCGCTTTCTAGCACTGTATTCAGGAAAGGGAAAAGCTGCGCTGTCATTAGCTCGCGCGCCTTTGCCTTGTCCTTTAGCCACAACGATAGCTTCTCGCTCATAGTCGCGCCTGAATCAGTCCTGCGGCCAAAGCTGCGTCTAGCTCTGCATGCTCGACGTACTCGCCCATGTCATCCATGCCGTCGCTTGCCCATGCTGGGAGGGTTTCGTCTTGTGGTTCATTTGGCATCATCTTCTCCTTGCATTTCAAGCGCGCGATTCAGGCTATCAATTGCTTCTTGCACGTCCTTAGCCCAATCCTTTTGACCACGGCCACCCGCACAAAGCACTTTTTTCAGCGCGTGCTGCAACGCTGGATGTGTCACGTCAAAAAGATCAATCACTCGATACACGTCAATAAACGACAAGTGCGCGACGTTCTTTTTGTAGTGGCTATGCTTCGTGGCAGCTACTTGGCCAGCTTGGTGTTTAGTCGGTGGAATTCCTACATGAATCATTCTGCTTTTTCCTTTCTTCCTCAATCGCTCGCGCCATCTGCGCATCAACTCCAGCAGACTTTGCCTGATCCCAGATGTATGCGCGCCAGCAAGCTAGTGTGCCGATCTTCTCAACCATCACCACCAGACTAGCCAGCTCGCGCAGACGTTGTTCGCTCATGCCTTCTTGCGGTTGCGCACTTGTTCGTAATGCGTCCAGAAAATATATGGCCTTGCTTTGATGCGCTCTTGCAATTCTTTCAAAGAATCTGCCACATACACCGGAGAAGCATCCAGCATAAGCACATAGCGCGTCACCTTGCGATTGCCCGCTGGCTTTTTCTTCAGTTTCGGCGCATCTTGTGATTTTTCCTTCACTTCGCCAAACGGCCACGCCTTGCCGTCAGTCTCATATGGGCATGGCCCCGAGCCTGTTACCTCGCCAGTTTCTGGGTTCACCCGGGCAACGCGCGCGTTTTCAGGCCATATCCAGCACCAGTTCGACCAACGCCCACGTTCCCCTGCTTTGTGATTTGCAAGACGTTCAATTGCAAATTCTGGTACTTCGCCAACCTCGCAGGTTTGTGCAGACCACATCTGCCCATCCCACCATGCTTTAAATGTTCCAGGTTCTCCAAATGAAGCCCTAACAGCCCACCACCCAACATGCGGCGGCGCGCCCGTATTCCATCCTTCAGGTCGCTGCTTTTCGTCTTTGCGGTATGTCACCATCACAAATTCCCCTTCTTTCGTTGAATTTCCAGCCACTCAGCATTAGAGTAGCTGACCTTTGCGCGGTAGATTCCTTTGCCTGGGCTACCTGCGATTTTTAGCATTTCGTCTTGCTTCTTGCTCCAGGTTAGCGGCTTCAGTGCGCATCGCTTGCAGCTAAAAACCAATTCTGGAAGTGACCATGGATAGCGATACCGACAAACGCTTCCATCATCGTCCAAGATTTCCAGAACTCTCCCTATCAATCCGAAAGTCTCCGGCGCGCCGTACCCCGTCACAATCGCCAGCTTTCCCGTCAAATTCTCCATAACTCCCCTTTGCAGCGTCATGTGGATACTGTAGCCGCCGCGCTTGGCTTTGGCTACTGCCGTTCGTCGGATTATGGCAAATGGCTCCAAGTCTCGCGCGTGACGATCTTCTCCAGCGTTCGCTTATGAATCCCGTATTTTTTGCACAAAGCCTCATTGCTAAGGTTCTCTTTGATGTGCTTTAGCAAATTCAGCCTTTGCCTATGCGCGCTTCGTATGTCGATAACCTCAAGGTCTAGGAGCTTCGCTTGTGGCAATTGCTGCCCGCGCACTGCGAATTCAGTTGCGCGGGAGCGATACTCCACGCGGTCCATATTGTGATTAGAGCCGCGTTGCATGGTTACATCTCGCCAGATTCAATATCATCTAAGAAGCTGGCTTGTTTTGCCAGTGATTCATCACTGAATCTGTTTTCTGCTTGCGCCAGGTTCAGCTTCGCTTGCTTAAAGTAGCTGTCCTTTAGCTCTGCGCCGATTCCAAATCGTCCGAGCGATACCGGGCTGTAAACCTCGCTCCCCACGCCCATGAATGGCGTAAAGCATACCTCGCCAGGGTTGCTATACATCTCAACCAAACGATCAATCACATCAAGCTGCAGCGGGTGGACGTGCTTTTCGTCGTCCTCTTCCTTGCTATCGCGGAACGGCAAGACGTTATCAATCCGTACATCATCCCACACGCTGGATGCGTAACGCTGCCAAATGTAGTGGCTGAGTTTGTTGCTTTTCGGGTCTTTGTGGTCGTGGAATTCATGGTTCAAATGCTCCCACAACTGATCTGCGGTGAAGTCTGTCCCGTTGGCGTTATTGAACGCGCGAAGGATGTTTGGAAGAATCGGGGTTTCCCCAAAGTATTTCTTCAGGCCGCATGGGTGTGTGACAGGCACAGCGTTATCGCCCTTCTTTGTCAACACCAAAACATAGTCCGGCATTGCGGTAAAGCATTGTGTGCTGTCCTCAACAATCAGCTTATGCATCAGGCTCTTTACCATGGTACGCATGCGAACCTTCAAAGGCTCTTTCCAAATCGTTATGCGGTTGCGGTACTGGAATCCATATTTTTCGTGGATTCGGATAATTTCATGCGGGAAATCCCACAGGCGGCATGCATTGTCAAAAACGTCTGTGCAGTGAACAGCAGTGATGCGGCCTGGCTTTGTAACTCGCGCCATTTCTTTGACCAAGAAATCATACTGTTCCAGAAACTGCTCTTTTGTTTCGCAGTTGGAGAAATCATTTGGCGTGGAGCTGTATTGGTACAGCCCAGCAAATGGCGGGCTATAGATTGACAAATCAACAGACTCATCTGGAAGTCCACGGACCACATCCATGCAATCGCCGTTATAGATTGCGTACTTGTTTGTGATGGCTTGATCTTTTACATTCATTTCAGGAACTCCGGCAATTTGATAACTTGGTTTGCTTCTTTGGTAGTGTGTTCGTAGGTGGCATTGGCAGCTTGAACAAGGTTTGCATAAAGCTCAATAGCTTTTTGCGTCTTTTGCTCCAGCGCCTCTATCACACGTTCTTGGCCTTCGCTGATTACCATGTCACAGATAACTTCGCGCTTTTGGCCAAATCGCCAGAATCGGCGGATTGCTTGGTAATACTGTTCATAGCTCCATGTTGGGAAAAATACAGTGTGATTACAGTGCTGCCAGTTCAACCCGCTTGAAGTCATCTTGGCTTTTGTAATCAAGCGGTTGATCTCTCCGCGTGCAAAAGCAATTAGGATTTCTTCCTTCTGGTCGATCGACATTGAGCCAATGATTTCAGACGCATCTTTGTCCAACGTTTTCAGCAAAGAGCTTTCTTCGTTTAGGTTGCACCAATAAACAGAGGTCTTACCTTCTGCTAGTTGAACAGCCATTTCACAGCGTTCTTTCACCGTAAGTTTTTGTTCCTCCCTGACCTCAGTCATTGATTTTGCATGCATAGCGAACAATGATTCCTGACCATCAATGCACCATGTATTCGAGTTTTCTACCATGTGCCTTCTTACATGCAACTCTGGCAGGTCGTAGCCTTCATTTGAAAACCCTAAATCAGATGGATTTTTCACCATCACAGACCACTGATTGACCCACGCAAAAAAGTCGCGTTCTGCATGCGGCTTTAGGTAGAACTTCTCGCCAATATTTCGGTTATTGCTATCTACGCTGTTTTGATTGCTTTTGAAAAACTTCCCTAGCATGTCCATGTATCCCATGTACCCCAATGCCTCAGAGCTATTTCCAAGCTCAATAAAGTCGTTGGGCGATGGTGTAGCCGTGCTCAGGAACCTGTATGGAACCTTCTTGATAAAAGCTACCACCTGATCTCGTATCTTCCCTTGGAAGTTTTTCAGGATAGAGCTTTCATCCAGCATCACGCATTGGAAGTCTCCGGGGTTGAATAGGTGCAGCCGCTCATAGTTGCAAACTACGATCTTCTTGGAAAACTTTCCATCCTTACTGTGTTCAATATCCCACACGCCAATGCGCGCAGCCTCATCAATAAATTGGAAAGCAACAGCCAAAGGCGTAAGAATCAAAACGCGACCATTTGTCTTGCGGATGATGTTCTCTGCAATAGCTGTCTGAATCAGCGTTTTCCCAAGCCCTGTATCTGCAAAAACTCCGATTCGCCCTTTGTTGATGGCCTTTGTCAAAATTGCTTTTTGAAAGTCAAAAGCACTATCTGGCATCCACACTGGCTCAAAACCGAAGCTGCCTGTAGAGTGCTTTTTACTTGCAATGAATCGCTCGTAATCGTTCATGTTTCCCCTTGGTTGCGGTTCGTTGTGTGACTAATGTACCCTATGAACTGGCCGTGCAGTCTACCGTTCGTCGGGTTTTTTAGGCTATCTCAGATTCCGTAATCGCCGTTTGACTTCTTGTGCTTTGCGGGTTCGCTTAACTTCTCGTCTGTGTCGTGCCATTGTTGGTATTTGCCAACAAACCTAACACCAAAAGAGCCTTTGGCACCGCCTCGATTCTTCATCACATCAAACCCAATGAGCGTGCTGCTATCCCCGACTTCGTGAGGCCACATACCAATGATGGCGTCTGCATCCTCTTCGATGGCTCCAGATTCCTTGAGGTCGGCCATGATAGGGCGTGGCGGCGTGCGCTTTTCGACTTCGCGGTTTAGCTGGGATAGCAAAAGTATCGGGATTTCCAGCTCCTTTGCCAAAACCTTGATGCCTCGGCTGATTTCTTCGATCTGGTGGTGCCTCGACAGTCTAGGGTTCACGGATTGGCAAAGCTGCAAGTAATCAATAGCCAGCAACCTAAGACCATGTTTCCGCTTTAACACCCGCGCATGCGATGCAATGTCGGCCAAACGCAGTCCAGCCTGGTCGAACAGGAACAAAGGTATCTGGCTGGCAATGGCCGCTGCGTCAAGCGCATGATTGAATTGCTCACTATCTCCAATCGGCTTGTTGTGAAACACCATGCTTACGCCGCCAATTCGAGAAATAGCACGATCAACCATTTCTTCGTTCGTCATTTCTTGAGAGAACATCGCAGCAGGCA